ACCACGGGGACGCCCCAGAGCATCGGCGGCGTGGCCGCGCCCGGAGACGCGTACAGATACCGATGCAGGGTATCTTTGGTGAGCTCGAGCGCGTGCCAGTCGGTCGGACTCATGACGATGCCGGTGGTCGGATAGAACGCCAACTGCACCTGCAGCATCGCGTGCCGGATGACATCGATGCGGGTGTCGAACTCCCGGGCGTAGGCGCCCGAATAGTCGGTCGCCTGCGGCACGATCCCCAGCAGATTGTTGCCGGTGCCATCGCCGAACAAAATCTGCTGTTCCTCCGAGAGCTTCAAGCCAAAGGTCAGTCGCCCGTTGATCAGCGTCGCCAATTGCTTGAAGTCCGAGAGCACCTGTTTCGATGCGCGGATCCAGTGCGCGATCGTCTTGACGCCCGTCATCATGAGCTCGTAGGTGATGTTCGACTGCGGCTTGACCGCGCCCTCCGAGACCATGCCGGCCGCGTTCGTGAACACCAATTCCTTGACCCACTCGATCAGGTTGGTCTCGGTCGTGCCGACGTCCAACAGATCCCGAATCGTCAGCGGCTGGAACGGCGGAATGACCGGAGTCGGCAAGAACTCGGGAAAAATGCCGCCGCCGGCGCTGCCCGTGAAGCTCGTGATGTTCTTGGTGCGCCACGGCTTGGCCGAGGCCCGCATGCTGCGGCCGCGCTCCACAAACTCTTTCCACTCCACCGACTCGGTGTACTGCTCGCCCAGCGATTTGACCAGCTGGTGGTGTGCCGGCATGCCACGCGTCAGAATTTTCTGCTCGAGATCGAGAATCCGCGCATCGAGCGCGGCTTTCGCGGCTTTCGCCTCCTGATGCTCGGTGATGATCTTCGCGCCGTCAACGTTGAGCTTGGCGATCGCCTCTTTGGTCGAGTCCTGGATCGACCCGAAGGTTTTGAGATCCTCATCGTATTTCTTCATCAGGTCCCTGATGGTTTTGCCGTGCTCATCGAGCGCTTCTTTGACCGCTTTTCGCAGCGCATCGCTGTTCGAGGCGGCATCGGCCAGCGCCACGGCGCCGGCATAAAAATAGCTATCCGTCTCGAGCACGAGAGAGGTGGCCATATCGATCACGCCGCGCGTGATGATGCGGCGGGGTTTAGGGATAAACATAGGGGGATTTCCTTCTACAGAATAAGGGGATTCTCTTTGAACAGTGCCTTGATCGATTCGATGGCTTTCGCCTCATCGAAGCTGCTGTCAGCGTCACGCTGTTCTAGCAAACCCCTCAAACCGTGGCCGGCAATCGCCTTGGCTTGGGATCGGGAAAAATTCCCTGCCTCGCGCAGGAAATCCTCGAACTCGGACAGCGAGGGCAGATCGCCACTCGCCAGTAATGATTTCACCGACGTGATCGTCGCCTCGGTGTTGGCCGGGAAGGTGGCGAACGAGTACTCCCAGAGGTCCACTCGGATCAGCCGATTCACGTTCGTGTCGCCGTCGTACTCGTCATCGATCGGGTCGTAGCCGATCGAGAGCCCCCGCACTACTTTCGCTTTCGCGAGCGCGAAGGCCTCGCGCGCCTGCTGCACATCCTTGATCAGCAGCTGGCCTTCGACATACAGGCCCTTGCCGTCCTCGTTGATCGTCGTCGTGGCTCCGATCGGCTGATCGGAGTTGTGCTGCCAGAGAATCGGCGGCATCGCATCCTGCTTGGACCAACTGGCGAGGGATTGCGCGAACGCGCCCGGCATCACCACGTCGCGATAGGCGTCCGTATTGCCGAAGATCGAGGCGTAGCCCGAAAACGAGCCATCGTCCTTGACCGCTTTGAAGGAGAACGGGACGTGGCGATGTTTCAATTTCATGGCGGCGGTTCCTTGGGCGGTTGCGGCGTTGCGCCCGGGGGCATCATGCCGGGCGGCATAAACACATGGGTCGGCGCAGGCGGAGTGTCACCCAATTTATCGAGCGGCACCAAATTCGATTGCACGGTGAGGTCATCGGCGCCCTCGACCGGGGCCAAATCCTCTTTGGCGCGCACTTCGTTGCGCGTCATAATCCCGTTTTGGGTGAACGAGGCGTACAGAGCCGAGCGCGCGGCCGAGTCGGCGCCGAGCAGATCGTCGGTATCGATGGTCAGATACACCGTCGGTTTGAGCGGCGTGGGCACCAAGGATCGGCCGACTTCCTGCTCGATGCCGCGAACATAGGTTCGAAGGCTCAAGGACAGCCAGCCCAAGAGCAGCTGCTCGATGCCGGATCCCCAGGCCGTGACGCCCGCGGCCGCGTGACCGATCAGCACCGGCGGCACGCCGAACCAGCGGCACACATCCTCGACCGCGAACTGGCGCGAGGCCAAAAGCTGCACGTCCTGCGGGTTCATCGTGATCTGTTCCCACTTGAGACCGCCCTCGAGCACCATCACGCCGCCGGCTTCCGGCCCGCTGGTCGTGAATTTCTTCAAGCTGTCGCGCAGTTCATCGCGCTGCGTGTCTTTCAAGTACTTGTCCGACTGGATGAAACCGCCGGCGCGCATGCTGTTTTTGAACGTGTCGGAGGTGGCATCCTCGGCCGCGCGGGCAATCCCTAAGCTGTTGCGCGCGTATTCGATGCGTGAGAGGCCGACCAGACCGTCGAGCGTGCGATCCTTCCAATGGAAAATGTCGCTCGCGGCGAAGTCGAGCGTCTCCAACGGCGAGTAATACTTGTAGCGAATCTCGTACTGCTTCGGGTTCGAGTTCGGGATCAGCAGCCGATAGGGCACCACGTACTCGGGGCGCAGCGGAGCCATGTTGATGACCTGGTTTTGGCTGTTGCTGGTCTTGAGCGCATAGCCGTTCCCCCACAGGAGCTCCGAGGCGATCATCACCTTCCAAAAGCTGACCGACGTCATGTCCTGATTCGGCTGGTCGTGCAGGATGGTGTAGAGCGGCAGATCCATCGCCGGTTTCCCATAGGTCACGCCGCCGGCGCCGCGGCGATTGAGGATGAAGGGCAGCGTCGAGACGGTATCGGCGATCAGCCACACGCACGCCCAGGCGGCCGACAGTGCCAGGGTCGAGTTGATGGTGACGAGCTTGCCGGTCCCGGCGCGGCTCGCATTGACGGGCGGCCGCGCCTGGCCGCCGGCAGCGACGGGGTAGAAGCCGCCGGCGAGCGCACCGCCGCCATAGTCGAAGAAGCTGTTGAAAAATTCCGCCGTCTTGCGGCGAACCGCCCCGAGCGCGGCCAATTTCACGCCATCACCGGCTTGGCAAAGAAGCCCGCCGCGTCGCCCTCGCCGTCATCGATGGCCGACAACCCGAAGCACATCAGGAGCGAGACCATGCCGTCGATCTTATCGGCGCTGCGTTTTTTGTCGGGGGCGATGTTTCGATTAGCGTCATAGCGGGGCACCAAATTAGCGGCATTCCACAGCAGAATCGGGTTCCCCGCGTGACGGAGCTGCCCCGAAATGTAGGCGACTTCGCAGGCCTGCATCGCGGGAGTGTAGGAGCGTGGACCCTGGATAAACTTCTCCATTGGCACTCCGGCTTCGACCAATTCGAGGGCTAACTGCGTCGCGTTCCACGGATCGTACGCCACTTTTGAGGGCCCGAAACGCTCCCAATCCTCGATCACCTCGCGCCGGATCACCGAATAATCGGCGACATCGCCCTCGGTTTGCGTCAAAAAACCGGACGCTACCCACGACGAATACGGCACCGAGCGGCGCTCGGTGCGCTGCTTGACGGCGAGCGACGGGACCCAATATCGACCCCAGGTGTAGAACATTTTGTCCTTGAGCCAGAGCAGCCGCCACGCGTTCATGTCCCGAGTACTCGCCAAATCGAGCGCACCCCAACAGGGACAGCCCACGAGCTCCTCGAGCGGCACCTCTCCGGAGCCTTTGCGCCAGCGGCGAAGGTCCACCCAGCCCTCCGCGGCGGCGGCCTGGCGATTGAGTCGCTTGATCTGAAACTCCGAGAGCGCGCCCGGCTGGGCTTTGGCCTCGATCGCGTACTCCTGCATTTTTTTCAAACTGATCGACACCCCGAGCATCGGGTTCGCCTTGACCCACTTCGATTCGTCGAAGTCGGCATCGTCCTCATCGAGCGCGT